GGTGGCGTGCCGCCCGGCCCTTTGCTGCATAAAATTTTAAAAAGTTGGTTCATGTTCAAATGATACAAAATAGTAACATTTATATGAAAGGATTGTAACGCATGAAAAAAAAGCCAGTGATAGAGCAAAACGCGAATCCTTTACAGGTCAAGACTCATGATGCCGTTGGCAAGGCTTTAAAAGTATCCGCCCGGACGGTGTATCACTGGCAGCATGACGGGATGCCACAGAATGAGGACGGGACTTTTGATCTGGTCAAGATTATGGAGTGGCGCAAAAATAAATTGACCGGGACCGGCAAAGAAGAATCAGGCGAAAAAAATAAATGGGACACGCAGTACCGGCAATATAAGGCGCTCAATGAGGAATTGGAATATTTAAAAAAGAAGGGGGACTTGTTAGACAAACATGATGTGTTGAAAGAACAATCCGCACAAATCCAAGATGTAAAGCGGAAATTTCTTGTGCTGGGTACGCAAGTCGCGCCGCAGCTTGTCGGCTTATCCGTGCGGGACATTCAAAGCATAATCGATTCAAAAGTGAAAGAAATCATACGGAGCTTTTACGAAAAGAAAACAGCGCGTTAAAAATCACAGATGGCCGAAGGAAGCAAAACAGGACTGGGTATTGCCGCGCGACATGAGCGTCACTGAGTGGGCGGACACAAACCGATACCTTGACTCAATGACAAGCGCGGAGCCGGGACTCTGGCGGACTTCCCGGACGCCTTATCTTGCCGGAATCATGGACGCATTCACAGATCCAAAGATTGAGAATATCACAATCATGGCATCGACACAGGTCGGAAAAACAGAAGGTCTTTTCAATTGCCTTGCTTTTTGTGTTGATCAGGATCCCGGACCATCGCTTTTTGTAAAACCAACAGACCTACTTGCAAAGATCGACAGCACAGACCGCCTGCGCCCGATGTTTCAATCGTCGCCCGCGCTTGCAAATCATCTTACCGGCTGGGACGACGACATGCAAAAGTTATACATGAAATTTGACCACATGATTTTGTATTTAACCGGCGCAAACTCACCGGCGGGCCTTTCATCAAAGCCGGTCAGATATTTGTTTATGGATGAAGTCGATAAATTTCCGAAGTTTGCCGGCAAGGAAGCGTCGCCGATTGATCTTGCAGAGGAACGGACCCGCACATTCTGGAATCGTAAAATTTTTAAATGCTCCACGCCGACAACAAAGGAAGGATATATTTATCGGGATTATGAGAAGAGCGACAAGCGCAGATATTTTTTGCCGTGTTGCCATTGCGGGCATTACCAAGTTTTATATTTTAAACAAATTCAATGGCCGAAGGAAGTCGCGGACCCGGATCAAATCAAAAATCAGGCCTTGGCATGGTATGAATGCCCGGAATGTCACAATAAAATTAATGATACGCAAAAAATCGCCATGCTTTTGAAGGGCGTATGGATCAAAGACGGGCAAACAATAGACAAAAACGGCGTCATTTCTGGGGATCCGCCGCACAATTCGCACGCTGGATTCTGGATTAACGCGCTTTATTCGCCCTGGTTGTCGCTTTCAGAGATTGCCGCCAAGTTTTTAAAGTCAAAGGACGAGCCGGAAACCTTGATGAATTTTATCAATTCATGGTTGGCGGAACCATGGGAAGAACTTATTCAGGAAAAAGAGCCGGACCAGTTAAAGAAACACGCGCAGACATATCGACACGGGACCGTGCCCGAGGGAGTTATTCTATTAACGGCTGGCGTCGATGTCCAGAAGGATCATTTTTATTATATTATTGACGGCTGGGGCTTTGGCTGGGAATCGTGGAGAATCAAAACGGCCCGCGTCGAGACATGGGAGGATGTTATCACTGATTTATTTAATACAAATTACCCGGCGGAACATGGCGCCGGATCGTTTCAAGTAATTTTGACTTGCATCGATTCAGGGTACAACACAGACGAGGTATATGACATTTGCCGGTACTGGAGCGATTGCGCCAAGGCAACAAAGGGACAAGAGACTTTGTCTGGCGTCCCGTATAAATCTGCGCATATTGACAAATATCCCGGCAATAATAAAATAATACCGGGCGGCTTGACGCTTTACCATTTGGATACAAATTATTTTAAAAATAAAATTCACCGCTGGATGCAGTTTAATTCTGACGGGATCACGAAATTCCATTTACCGGAAAATCCGGATGAAACTTATTTACGGCATTTATGCAGCGAGAAAAAAGTTATTGAGCGAGATAACAAAGGCCGCGGCCATGAAATATGGAAGATGAAAGCGGGATACGCGGCAAACCATTATCTGGACTGCGAGGTATACGCGACGGCGGCGGCGGAAATATTGAGAGTCCATGCGCTGACAAAGGACGATAAGCCGCGAATATTCCAGCCGGAAGCGGCGCACGGGCACATGAAAAAAGTCGAAAAACCTTGGATAGAAAAAATTAATCAGGACGCGGGAAAAATCAAGAAAGGATGGTTGAATTAATGAAATCAAAAGAGTTTTTATCAATGTTAAATAAAATTGAAATTAAAATTTTAAGTATAATTACTCCAGTGATTGAAAACGGAAAAGTTTGTTTAGTTGAACCTGGTAAGATTATTGGATTTAGTTTCCCAGAGACATCAAAAGCATTGTTGTCTGAAGTAAGGGAGTCAAGAAGGCATTTTTTAGAATGTTTAAAAAACAATAGAGAAATATTAAAGCAGGACTTTTAATGTTATGAAACGCGAGCAGATCTTCCCATTGATTTTAATTTTTATAGATATATGCGCCGCGCTTGGATACTTGCCGGTCGGCGACTGGCGGAGGGTCGGGTACTGGTTGTGTGCCGGGGCCTTAACATTTTTTGTCAGTTTTTAACATGAAAGGAATTAACAATGAATAAACGACGACGGAAAAAACAATTTAAAAAAAATTGTCGCGGTGTTCCAATAATGAAGCCGATACTGGATGATGTTAAAAGATTTTTAAAAAATCTTAAGTTTAAAAAATTTCCAACATTCTATTATTTACCTTTAAAAATACAGAATCCTAAACCTTATTCAGATACTGCAATAATAGATTTGTTGGATAGAATTCGTTATGAAATTAATGGGAAAATGAATATTCAATGAACGCCTACCTTGAACCGTCAAAGAATTGGCTTGGCCGCTCTTCACCGAAGCCAAAACCGGAACCTGTAAAACGGCATTATGAATTCAACGTTGACTGCGTGATTTATATACCGCTCCGCTGCCCGGTTTGCCGGTCTATTGAGGTTAAATTTGTCAGCAAGGATGACCGCCTACGGTATCACGTTTGCGTGTGCGGTCACCGGTTTAAAAGCATTGAGCAGGAGAATTAAATATGGACAAAAAATATATAAAATATTATGATCAGAATAATTTACCTATTGAGGGTAGACAGGAAATGGAAAATTTTATTAAGGAATCGTTTTCGTATAAATGCTATTTATTAGGAACTGAAATTAATAATTTTAAGAAAAAAATAAAAAAGGTAATAAAACATGAGCTCTCATAAAGAAAAATTATTAAGTTTAATTCAGGACTTTGGAATAAAAGAATTTAATAAACAAGAATTTTCTAAACTAAGTTATCCAGATAAAAGTTTCACAGATTTTTATTATGAAATAAAAGAAAAAAGCATAACTATTTTTAATCCTGATCAGTTTGTAGATTTCTATTTTGATGATGCTGGAAAATTTTCTTCTCTTAACCCTATTTCAGATTAAATTTTATAAGGAGACGAGATGGATGTGAAATATGAAAATTTCAAAAATTCAAAAAAGAATTGATGTATTGAAAAGTTTTGAATTTAAAAATCTCACATCAAAAGGATTGAAAGAATTAAAAAAACAAGTTTATGACTTGCTGAAAAATAAAACGTTAAATAGGAATTTGTTTTGAATTTTTTACTTTCATTTTTTCCCCTCTTCCGGTTTGATTTTTCGAGGCCGCCCGCCTTTTTTTCCGTTGGCCGCGCTGGAGGCTGATTTTTTAGGGGTACGGATTGATCCGAGGGTAGACATAACCTGTGCCAGTTGCCCCCCAATAGATACGTTCAGGATTTTTTTAAGTCCTACAATCTCGTCTTGTGTCGCCTCAATCACCTGATAGCCAAGTAACACCCAGCTTGTCATATCTAATGGGTCGCCGTCCGGTAATAACATAACGGGTTGACCGTAATGGCTGGCCAGATGATCCGTTGTAACCTCTGCATTAATTGTGTGCAGTTTGCCGTCTCCTAACAACTCTCTGTATTGCAGTTTCATTTTTTACCATCCTTTTTATTTTTTAAAAATCACCAAAGATCAAAACCAGTAACGATATTAACAGGGTTTGATAAGTCTCCAAATTGAGTCACATACTCAACTAAAGAGCAATTATGCACCCCCTCTACTATCTCAATAGTTGGTATGACATTATCAATTTTAGCCGCCTGTAAGGAGTGATTACCGTCAATAAGCATAGGGACAAGCACGCCATCATCATTAATCATCTCAACTGTGATCGTATAGTCCTTATTATCCCTTTTGATTTTAACTATTATTGAATCAAGGTAACTTTGAGCGGTATATATGTCATTTATGTTTATCATGGGTTTAATTTAACCTATCCGTTAAGATATATAAACAAAATAATTTAAAAAAATGAAAATAAATATAAATTAAAAATAATCGTAAATATTTCCATTCTTTCAAGTCGCCTTTAGTTCCGCATAAATAAAGGTTTTCAAGCCGTTTCTGTTTCTTAAATTACACTTACAAACATTAAGATTTTGTCCTACAGAATCATAAATTTGCAATTTGCGAAAACTCTGTGTTATTCTCACTTTCATAAAGTCGGGGACAGATCATCTCCGCAATAAATAGATATAAGCCTGTCAGGGCTGACAACTTGACAGGCTATTTTTATTTAAGGGGATGTATGGCAAGTCCGACATTGGCGGAGCAGTTAGAAGCGGTTGACACGGCGATATACAATCTCATGAACGGCGGCGCGGTCGCGTCGTATTCTATCAGCGCAGGCGGATCAAGCCGCAATATTTCCCGTATGAATCTCACAGAATTAAAAAACTGGCGCGCTCAAATAAAAGCGGAAATTTCCTGTTCATCTACAAATGGAGGATCGGTCAACCTTGCGACCTTCACCAACCCACAATAAACCTTTTTTAGAAAAATTCAAAGACGGAGTTGATTCTGTAATTGAAATATTCAACCCGCGCGCGGCATTCATGCGCCGTTATGCGCGCAATTCCTCACAGACTCTTTTTTCCGGCGGATACTCCGGGGCATCAAAAAACCGTTTACTTTCAAACTGGTTGCCCGGCGGAGGCAGCGCGGATGCTGACTTGCTTGATGATCTTCCTTCCCTGCGCGAGCGGAGCCGGGACCTTGAGCGTAATGACGGTTTTGCAGCAGGCATCATAAAAACCTATGCCGGAAATATTATCGCGTCCGGAATCCGGGCGCAGTCGCGATTAAAATATAAAAGGCTTGGAATAACTAAAGAACAGGCCGCGGCATATCAAGATCAGATCGAAGAAATCTTTGAAGATTTTATCCCGCATTGTGACGCAAACCAGAAGCTTGATTTTTACGAGGATCAGGAATTGATTATTAAGCAGCAGGCTATAAACGGCGATGTTGTCGTTATCCCGCTGCGCGTGGACACGCCGAGATACAAGGGCGTTACTTTTCAGGTTGTGGAAGCCGACCGGCTGGGAAACCCGCAACATTTACCGGACAAGGCCGATTTGCGCGATGGTGTGGAAATCGGGCCTATGGGCGAGCCGGTAGCATATCACATCAAGAAAACGCACCCGGGGGACAAGGTTTATTCAGGCGCCAAGTACGATGATTATATCCGGTATCCGGCATATGACAAATTCGGAAATAGAAACGTTTTTCATTTATACACGATGGAAAGACCGGAACAATCCCGCGGCGTTCCTTTGCTTGCGCCCGTTTTAAGCATTTTTTTGCATATGAATAAAACCATTGAGGCCGCCGTTTTAAAAGAACGGATCGCCGCTTGTTTTGCCGTGTTTATCACAAAGATGGACGCTTTAACCGGGGCCGTTGGACGCGGGCAACAGCAGACAGACGGCACCAGATACGAATCTTTAGAACCCGGCCAGTTAATGTATGGCAATCCGGGCGAGGACATGAAAGTTGCGACACCGTCGAACCCTGGCGGAACTTTTGACCCGATTATCACTCTACTTTTAAGATATATCAGCGCGGCAATCAATATTCCCTATGAAGTCGTCGCGAAAGACTTTTCAAAGACGAACTATTCCAGCAATCGGGCCGCGCTCCTTGATGCCGTCAAAATGTTTAAGTCCATGCAGAAAAGACACGCGAAGAATTTCTGCCAGCCGGTTTTTGAGATCGTTCTGGAAGATGCTTATTTGCAGGGAAAAATCGATTTACCGAATTTTTACGAGAAGAAAAAAGAATGGTGCCGGATCAAATGGCAGGCGCCGGGCTGGTCATGGATCAAACCTATGGAAGAAGTGCAGGCCGCGGAGCTGGCATTGAAGAATCATTTCAGATCGCGCGCGGACATTGTTTCTGAGCTTGGCAATGATTGGGAAGAAACAGCGGATCAGATCGCGCTCGAAGAACAGAAAGAAAAAGACCTGGGGATATTCCAGCCTATTTTAAATCAGGCGGGCAACGCAGTCGCAGGACAGCCAGCAAATGGCGGACAGGAACCAAAAGACCCAGAGCAGGACCCGAATAAAAATCCAGATATACAGCCGGAACCTAACAATGAAGCAGACGGAGAATAACGCCATGGAAAAAATCAGATTTAGATCAGACATAGCGCAGGGAATCAAAGAGGGGAAATCCGGAATCGACAAAGAAAAAGGTGTTATAAAAGGATTTGCGGTTATCACCAAGGGCGAGGCCAAAGGCCATAACATGCAGATCGATGATACCATGCTGAATCAGGTTGTGGAGCTTGGCAACAAGTCAAGCGTTGGCATTAAAAGCCGTTTCGGGCACCCGAACATGAGCAGCGACGCCCTGGGGACTCACCTTGGACGTATTAAGAATTTTACCAGGGACGGCGACATTGTCCGGGGGGATTTGACGCTTGATAAATCATCTTTTACGACACCTAACGGGAACCTGGGGAAATATGTTTTAGACTTGGCGGAGTCAGACCCGGCAGCTTTTGGCGCTTCAATCGTTTTTTCTGGAAAGTCTGAAAATAAGCCAGATATCGGGCCTATGGGAGAAAAAATTTATAAAAAAGATAAAGACGGGAATGATCTTCCAGAACTGGCCCGCTGCGAAAAACTTTATGCCGGTGACATTGTCGATGAACCCGCCGCGAACAGCGGATTTTTTTCTGAATCTGTCCAACCGTCCGCTGAAATGACCGCTTTCCTGGACAAATTACTTTGCCGCCCGGATGCCGTCGCAAAAATTCAATCATTTTTAAACAGATACTTTGAAAACGAGAATCAACTTGAACAAAAGGAGTCTAATATTATGGCTGATTTATCAAAACTCACACTTGAAGAATTGAAAGCCGGTAACCCCGCGCTTGTTACCGCTCTGCAGGCTGAATTAAAAGCCGCAAGCGATAAAGAAATCGAAGCGCTGAATGTGAAAAACGCAGACGCTTTACTGAACGCAGTCAAAGCCGCCAAGGAAGAAACCTTGACCGCAGAACGTGCCCGCATTGGTGAAGTTATCGCCGAGGGCAAGGCTTTTGAGGCTTTCGGACTTTCCAGTGTGCTGCATTCTTGCCTGAAAGACGGCAAGGACAAAGTCGCGACTTTATCCATTCTCAAAGAAGCGCATTACAATCAAATGCTGGCATCCAGCAACCAGGCACCCGGCGCATCCAAAGAGGGAGAAAAGACAAGCGATTTTTCAAACCTTCCGATTGACCAACGCGCACAGAAGGAATGGGAAACTAACCAGAAACTTCATGAGGAATTCGGAGAAGAAGGCTTTGAAAGTTACAAGGCTTTTTTAAAGGCCGACAAAAACAATCAGGTCAAAATCTTTTCCAAGAAATAAACGAACCAACAACCAAAATTTAAAAATTTTTAACAGTAAAAAACCAAGGAGATAATTTCATGACTGCTGCAACAAAAGACGTACCTTTAGACAGAAAACTCGGAGAACAGAACGCGCTTCCCGTAAAAGCGTCAACAAAAATTTACGAAGGAGCTATGGTTGGAATTTCCGCTGGTTATGCCAGGGGATTAGTCGCCGGTGATCCTTTCCACGGCCATGCAATCAGACAGGCCGACAATTCCGCATCCACAACGGACGGAGCAATCAACATAAATGTGCTTTCAGGCATTTATGAATTACAGGTAACCCTGGTAAGCGTCGCCGTCGCTGACGTTGGAAAAGCGGTTTACGCTTCCGACGATTCGACATACACGCTGACCAAAGGCCAGAACACCCGCGTCGGTCGCATAGTGAGCTATGTTACCACAAACACATGCATTGTTGAAATGCGCACGCTTGGCGCGGATAATGGCGTAGTCGATGCCAGCCCGCTTATTGGCAAATCACATCACGGCATTGATTCTGTAAGTGCAACTCAGTGCTATCCACTCGGGACCAGGATGGTAAAGCCGGACGGTCGTGAGTACAGATATGGCAAAGCAGGCGCAACCATAGGCGGAAACCTGGGCGCACACGCGCACGATGACCAGCATATCACACACACAACCGTTGCCGCTGATGCTGCCGTAGGCGACCTTGAGGTTGTTGTTGATGTTGCTTCCCCGATGGGATCGAGCGCAGACGGATCAGTCGCTTTAGACGAACTCGCAGGCGGATATCTGCTTGTTTTTGTTGATGGATCAGGCGCAGACCAGAAATGCTTTGTGCGTGGAATCGTATCAAATACGGCTGTAGCTGCCGGGTCTCATGAAATGACAATCACGGTTGATGATCCTATTCCCGCCGCCCTTGTTGAGGACACAGCATATGCCGAAGCAATTGCGTCACCGTTCAGGAATTTACAACAGACTGTCGCAACAGGCAAAGCCGTTGTCGGAATTCCTGCAATCAAGGCCACAGTTGGTCAATATTTATGGGTACAGACCAAAGGCCCAGTATGGGCATCCCCACAGGCTGCGCTTGGCGTAACCGTGGCAATGGAAGCCGTATTCAGACATGATGGGTCATTTGACGCGCATGAATACAACGACGAGTATGCAACGACCGCGCAACATGCCGGTTATTGCCTGGGAAGTTCCTTAGGGGCTCAGTCCGCTCCTTTTGTGAACCTGAACATATAATCCAACAACAAAAAAATTAAAAAATTACAATAGGAGAATTTTAAAATGGGTGCAACAGGTCTAGGATCAAGAGCGATAATCGGGAGCTTTTACAAAAGGCTCACAGAAGTCGGCGCGTCCGCATGGGTGAATAAAATCGGAATGTTATTCCAGAGCAACCAGGAATCTGAAACTTACAAATTCCTTGGAATGATACCGACACTCAGGGAATGGGTCGGCGCAAGAATAGCAAAAGGATTTACTGAAAACGGAATCACAATCGCCAACAAGAAATTTGAGGCGACGCTGGAAGTTCTGGTTGACGAAATCCGCAGGGACAAAACAGGCCAGGTAATGGTCAGAATTAACGAGCTGGCAACCAGAGCGATTCAGCACTGGGCGCAGCTTGTAACAACCTTGATCATTAATGGAGAAGGAACCACATCGGGTCTTTGCTATGACGGTCAGATGTACTTTGACACAGACCACAGCGAAGGATCCAGCGGAAACCAAAGCAACGACCTGAATATTGATATTTCAGGTTTGCCAGTGACAGCGGCTTTGCAGGGATCAATCACGAAGCCGGGCGCACAGATCATGGAAATCGTATTTTCCATGATGATCGAGGCGATTCTAGGATTCAAAGACAATCAGGGCCAGCCGTTGAATGATGGCGCGCGTTCCTTTTTGTTCATGGTGCCTGTTTCTTTGATGGCGCCATCTATGAGCGCATTATCTGATAAAGTGCTGGGCGAAAACAAATCCAACAGCCTTTTATCAATGGGTTTCAATCTTGAATTGATTGTAAATCCACGTTTGACGTGGACATCAGAAGTCGCATGTTTCCGCACCGATGGCGATGTAAAGCCTTTCATTTTACAGGAAGAAACTCCTATCAAAATGGATGCGATTGCCGAAGGATCAGAAACCGAATTCAAAGAGGACAAACATCTTTATGGCGTAACAGCCCGGAGAAATGTCGGCTTTGGTATGTGGCAGCAGGCTTGTCTTGCAACCATGGTGTAATTAAAACTTTTTAGTTTTCATGCGCGGGCGAAATTCCCGCGCACGTTTTAAGCGGCAAAATGCCGGAAAACAAAAAAGCAAAAAGGAGAAATCGTCATGAGTGATTTTAAAATTTGTTTAGTCGAACCAAGAATGATGCACGGCGTCCAGCATGAGCCGGGCGAAATTATCGGGCAAGGCAAATTCATAAATGGCGCAACAATTGAGAAAGTTGTGTCCGCTCTCATTTCCGGTAAAGCGAAAATCTTAGAAGTTTTGAACGAGGATGCACCGGAACACAAACCGGAAAAAAAAGAAAGTAAAAAATAAAATGACCTTTAAAACGGCGGCATTAATGGATTTAACAACCGTGATCTTGAATAGCAACGAGTTTGCCGAATCAGTCACAATAAAACCATTAAATGGAACGTCCAAAACTGTTAATGCCGTAGTTTTTAGAGGCGAGATTGAGCCTTATGACATGAGTCAGGGCAGATCATTAACGAAAACATGCCATGTCACAATTGCGAAGGACGGGACCATGGGCGCCGGATCTATTAACAAGGGCAATGATAAAATAAGTTTTCCGGCAATGGAAGGCGGCACGGCGATTGACTGGCGCATTGTGGACGTGACGGCGGAGGATTTTGCCTCTTTTACTTTGCTGGTGAGGTTTTAAATGGGCGGCGTATCAATAGCATTTGAAGAGGTTAAAAGCAGCATCCCGGAACTTGAGAATTATTACCGGGAATTCCCTGAAATCTTTCAGAATGAAATGAATAATGCACTTGACCATGCGGCGCGGTCCGGGATGAAACGCTTTCAAAATACACGCCTGCGCGGACCATACGGAACAAATGTTCTGGCAAAGGGCGGGCGCGGATCCCTTTTCCGCCGTTTCCAGAGGCGCGCGGATTTAAAATCCATGGCGATACAGGTCAGGACAGCATCCACGGCAGCGATAGGCCTTGAGGAAGGCGCAAATATTAATTCATCAAAGGGTATGCCGGTCCCCTTATCATTTAACAGGTTTATGTTTGACGGCAAACACAGATTGATAAAGAAATACCGCGCCATGCTTAACAAGGGAGAATTGACCGATATTCAAAGCAAAGGCAACGAATATCTGGGGCAGATTGATAAGCACACTAAAAAATTTCAGCCGCTTTTTATCATAAAGCACAATATCCGAATTAAAAAGATGCTTGGTTTTGCGGACACATTCGACAGCCACAAAGACCGGATATTTTCAATATTAGAAAATGCAATGGAAAACACACTGATCAAAGCGAACGACCCGAATTATGTCATGAAACCTTTTAAAACGACTGCGAAAAAGTGGAATGCAAACGGTTGACGAATTAATTTTACAGAATTTAAAAACAACGCTGGACGCTGCGCCCGGATTCACATCCGCAACGGTTTTCAGGTTTGCGCAGGTCGAGCATTCATACAATATCGTGCCATGTATTGATATTATATATGGCGGCGCGGAATTAATCAAAACAACAAATATTTTCTCAGACTATGATTTGACGGTCTATGTTGATGTTTACGCCAGGGACACATCCGCAAACACAGACGCGGTAATGAGCGCGCTTGTCGGGGAAATAATAAAAGCGATTATGGCAGATCCTACGCGCGGGAGATACGCGCTCAACACAGACGTTAAAAGAATTGAACCATTCATGACAGCAATCGGGCAGCCGGAAGTAATGCGCTCGATTGAATTAAATATACGTTACAGATCAAACACAAAAAATCCAGATAAAATTTAAAAAGGAGTTATTACCATGGGCAGACTTGCACACGATACAGGAAATTATCTTTACGGAAAAGGCCGCCTTTATTTTAAGGCAGATGGCGGAAGCAGTTATATAGATTTGGGGAATGCTCCGAAACTGGAAATCACTCCCGAAATCTCAAAAGTCGATCATTTTTCCAGCAGATCGGGAACAAAATTAAAGGATTTATCCACAGTAACCGAAGTCAAAATGACATGCAATTTTGATCTTGATGAATACAACGCGGACAATATCAATATCGCTTTCCTTGGCGATGGAATCACAGACAGCACGCAGGCAGCCGCCAGCGTATCCGGGGCAGCGGTTACAGTAGCCGCAGACGCTTATCTTGACCTTGCATCTATGAATATTTCTAGCGTGAAAATATCACACGGCACAGTTACCGGCGGGGCTTTTGCGGTTGGCGACGTAGTGATACTTGGAGCGGCCAGTGGAACCGTTCAATGGGTAGGAGAGGGCTTTGTTGAGGTTAATGACGTAACCGGAACATTTGCATCAACTGGATCGCTTGTTTCAGGTGGTAAATCCGCGGCAGTATCAAGCGCTGTAGTTCAGGAAGATATTATCGTCACAGACCATGCAACGGTTCCAACGGTCAGATATGAACAAGGAACGGATTATGATGTAGACGTTCAGGCGGGTCTTTTCAGAGCTTTGTCAGATGGGGATATTTCAACAACGGCTTATGTTTCTTATGATATCGCCCTGGTGACAAAAGAAAAGGTCCAGGCTTTGACGGAAACTGAAATCGCAGGGGCTTTATTGTTTATCGGTGATCCAGATACCGGACCAAAATGGCGCATTGATATGTGGACAGTGAAATTGTCCATCACAAGCGCGGTCGGTTTTATATCCGACGACGTGACTCCAATATCCATGACGGCGGATGTATTGGCGGATGAATCCGGTCATGCGGATTCGCCGTATTTTGACGCGGTAAGAATCGGTTAATAACAATCAGCAAGCGACGGGCGTGAGAGAGGTTTTTATGCTTCCCTCTCCGCCCGGCCTTGCGCCACGAAAGGTAAAAGCATGAGACGTGAAATTAAATTTGAATTGAATACTGAAAAACTCGGAAAGAAACAAATCATCTGTTTTGAAGTATGCCCGGAAATTGTCATTCAGGAAATGCGCGATAAGATGGCGGAGAAGTCAGAAGAAAACTTGCCGCTGGGTGAGTTCATGAACCTGATAAAATATTGCTGCACTTTAACGCCGGAAGAAATTTCAAAACTTTATCCCAGTGAAAAGAAAATTGTCTTTGAGAAATTCAAAGAAGCAAACTCTGATTTTTTTTTGACGTATCCCAAAATAAGGGAAGTGATCGACAAGCTCGGCGTGATGGATTTTCTAATAAATCTGGCAAAAGAACTAAAGTTAATGGAAGTGGTCAGGGCGATAATTCTGAATGCGTGGCAAGGGAGCTGGAACAAGGAGTCTGCACCCTTATCAGTGGAGGCCACAGAAACCCTGAAAAATATGGCTGGGGATTCTTCAAGCGCGCTTTAGAATTTCAGGCGGAAGAACGGATGGCGCAAATGCAGCGCATGGCGTCGGCGGTGAGAGTGGGAATGCACGCGGATAAAGAACAATTTGAAAGGTTTATGAAAAATGGCAACTAAGGAAATATCAGTCGCGATTAAAGCCAAGGACGCGGCCAGCGCGGTATTTAAAAAGCTATCCAGCGAAGTCAATGGTCTGGCATTTTCCTTTCGAAAAATCGACATGGCATTCAAGAGTTTTAATCGACTTGGAACTGAATT